CAGAATCTTCTCTATTTTGGCTTTCATCCAAGCATAGGAGGGGCGCTTATCCGTGTCAACAGTCAAAGTGTGCAGCAGAACCTGCAGCAAGCCCACGCCGAACCCAGATGGAACATCGCCGTTTAGGTGCCAGTGAATAACGGCTTCGGGCTTTAGCTCGTTTCCAGCGTTGCCGCTATAGGTGGCTTGAAGCTGGTAGCCTGTGACTTTATAGGGAATTTTGAGGGTAGGAACAGCGCTTAGCCCTATGCGTTGGACTGAATCAATCGGCATTCGCAACATGTCAGCTAGCCGTTCAGGTGCGAGTTTAAGCCAAAAATCGTTGCCACACGCAATGAGCGGCTTGGCCATATCATTTAGTAAGCCGTCCAAGTTGACATCTTCGCAAAACTTATCCACTGCCGCTTTAGCTTCGGCTGCTTTGTCGTATTTTTCGTCAACTGTGGTGTAAAAGCCCATGCCAACCGTTGAAGCCGCCAACAGGTCCACGCTGCTTTTGCATGTTGGGTCTCGGTCGTAAAGTTTCATGACGTCGGCTAGTGGGATGCATGAGGTGTCAAAGAATACTCTGTCCTTTGGGGATGCCACGCCTGAAGCGGGCGCATAGGAGAGTGCTTCACGGATTTTTCTTAAGACATTACTCATGCAGGTTAACCTCAAAGGATTTTCTGTTTCCCAAAAAAGAGGGATGAAAAATTTTTGTTGGAGCAGTTTAGGTCATGGTCTGCTTTACGTTGGTCATTCGGGCAATAGCTTTGGACCGTAAGATGCCAGCGCCAAACCTTGTGGTTCCACGGACGCCGTACTGGCCTGTTTTGACGTCTTCCCAGTCTTCCACCGTAACGTCTCTTCGCAAGAGCATAACTGAAGCTACTCGGGTGTCGATTGCATACATTGTTCCGTTGGGTACCAGAGTGCTTGATTGCACTGTCATGCCAAGTACGCTGCCGATGGTACCTTGTGCGATGTCGGTTTCACTGCTTGGCAGGTAGACGGATTTTACGAATTTATCGTCGTTTAGCAGTTGGTGTAGTTGCATTTCGTTGACGGCTAGCACGTTGGGGCGCCAGTGTTCTCTTCGAACCGCTTCATGCAAACTTAATAGTGACGCCCAGCTTGCGACAAGACCGCCGCCAGCCAGCTCTGCGCCGGTTGCTAAGTCGCCGGCTTGAACTGCTGCGTACAATGCCAAGATCACTTCGGTTTCGTTTTGTCCAAGTGCTCTGCCTACGTTGTCGACGGCTTTGCTCATTACGTTCCAAGTGGCATCTTCGAGGTATTCGCGGCTCCACTCATCGGAGGATTCGGCTAGCTGGTTAGTGTAGATGTCTACTGTGGAGGGTTTCTTTGAGCTTAGCCTTGTTACTGCGCCTTCTGCATAGCGGTAGCCAACTGCGCCTGCGTCAAGCGGGAAACGCTCCATCGCCTCCGATGTTGGCATGACGGTGATGATGTTTCTGCCAATCAACTCTGGCCATGCAGCATCCACCATTGTGTCATGCATTCTGCCAAGGGCGCTTGCCATATCGCTGAAAAAGCCTTCTTTGACACCCATCTGCGAGTAGCGTTTGAGGAATGGGTGGTCGGCCTTCTGCTTGAGCTTCTCGTAGACTTCTCGTTGGTCGCTTTGTTTTGCCATTAGAGCTTCAAAAAGTCGCGGTTTCAATGTCATCACTTCTCCACATCAATGAATAGCAGGTCGCCATCAGTGGTTGTGGATTCAAGGGCTGTGCCGAGTTTGCGGTTGTAGAAGATTGTGTAGGTTGCCGCTCCGCCTTCGTTGACTGCTTGATCAACCAGTGGGGCTACTTTGTTGCTTCCAGCCGCGCACACTGCTTTGCCCCGTGTTATGGCTCCGTTTGCTGTGACTTTTACTCTGCCACGTTTAAGCACCGGACACATTTCCGCTGCCAGCACTGTTTTGGTTGCTACGCCTATAGCGTCGTCTCCGCCTGGGCTAGCCGAAACTTTATCGTCGGCGCTCAAGTAGACGGGTGAGCCTTTGGTGATGCCTGCTGCGGCTTCAAAAGATTCGATGATGGCGTTTGGGTCGTCGGTTTCTCCTGCAGCCATCCAAGCTTTGCCTGTTTTATCAGTCATCTAATCAATTCGATTCTCTGTTTTGAATTTCCCAAAGTTCGTCCTTTGGTACTCTCCCTCATAGAAATGAGCATAAACACAGCTAGCTGCCTCCAGCTTTCTGCTCTAGCTGCTGAACTACTCGTCGCAGTTCTTGACACATACGCTGCGGTCCTAAACTCCAACTACGCTGAACCATGGTCGAGGGTAAAACGGCTTCAACCATTTTAGCAGCTTCAGAAACAGCTATCATTTTAGAAGGATTCTTCAGCAAGCCGTTACACGGGACTTGTTTGCGTAGGTCCTCGATGGTCTTTTGCGCCTCAGTTAACTTACCCTCTGTTTGAGTCAGTTTCTCCATAACCTGTACGTTAGTCTCGGGAATACCTGGCACTGCCACGAGGCTTAACTCGGCATTATGCAAGCCATGAGGAACTTTGCCATCCACCAGATCGACGGCTTCGTAGTCTGCGCCGACGCTGACGTGCTGAATTAGGCCTTTACGGATTTTCTCAGCGGTTGACTCATCGTAGATTTCCGCTTCATACCAGAGGTTGTGGCCATCCCAATCGGTCTTTGTTACTTTTCCGATTGCGTTGGGAACGGCAACATGCTCTATGTAGACTGGAGCGCTAGCCAGTTTGCTAGTGAAAGCTTGCAGCTCCTCGCTGGTGTAGATGTTGTAGTTTCGGCTCATACCACTGCACATGGCTACACCACGAATTTGCAAGGGTTTCCCGGACACAGCCTCAAGAACTTTGAAAGGCAAAAGAGAAGCGACATGCTCCCTAAGCCGTTTGCATTCTTTACAACAAGAGCCATCCTGAGACATAACACAATCGCAAAAGTAAGCCGTGACTAAGGATTAATGGCTTGAGAGCCTAATTTTGATAATATCAAAAAAGCGATAATGTGGGCGTATTTCCACAAAGCTTATATTAAGAAATTAAAATAATAAGAAAATAAAAAAATCAATTGGATGGATAACACGTTGGGAAGAACTATCGGTATTGATGACAAAACCTACAAGGAATTAGTTAGATTAACTGCTCATTTCATGCAAAAGACCGAGGAACAAATTTCCCTAAGCGACATAGTGCGACTCTCCGTTTATCTGTTCAAAGGTTGCCTAGATAACTACCCAGAACTTGGAAAGCAAATATTAAATCAGATCGACTTTGGGGAACAGAAAGAGTTAACCAAAGACTTTTTTTCAAAAGATATTATCCCTGAGTGGTTTGGCAAGGATTTTCTTGACTTCATCTTTGGTGTAGAAGATTTAAGGAAGCGCTGTTTGGAGAGCGGTAATTAACATGATAAACGCTAATGTAAAAACTAAAAGTGATCTTGAAAGAGAACTAGATGACCTCTTATATCAATCGCTTGCCCTTAACTCTGAACTCGAAAAATTAGCTATTTTGGAACGCATGAGAGATATTTTTAATCAATTAAATATTGATCCAGAAAGGAGTGAAGTCAGAGACCGCGAAAATTTTAAGCAAATGCAGAAAGATTGTTCTGAACAAAGCCTAGCAATCAGTTGCATAGAGTTAACGATGAAACATGATTTAAGAGGAAATATTACCGAGTGGGGTCTAGATGGTAAAGCATATCCAGCCACCTAAATTTGGCACTATTTATCAAAGTAAGAGCAAGATGCTGGAGGACGTTAGGCTTCTATTGGGTTTAACTCAAGAAGAACTGGTCTCGGCTTTAAATCTGCTAGAGAAAGTGGATTACGGCAGCTTGCAGTTCGACCGTGATAGTACAAGTATTAGATTCCAAAGCTCTTCTTCAACACATTCAATTTATAGTGATATTAGCGTAGAAGTTCAATTGAAGGAAGACGACGTTAAACATACCGTTGAATATCAAATCCCTAGGTCAATGCTCAAAATTCTAAGGAGAACAAAAAAGAATAAGGTACCAGACATTGTTGAAAAGGAGAGTTAACTCGGTTTGATTGTCAGTGTATTTATATGTTCTGAGCATGAGGAGGTAGAGTTACTGGATTTCGACGGTCAAGTTGCTAATTGTGATATATGTGGAAAGCAAATGACTAAGATAGCCCAGTATGAGCAGGGAGACGATAATACAATAAGGGATATGCGGGATGGGAGCGGCAGAAAGCTAACTAAGAAAGTTAAGGTTTTTGTGTGCCCCGACCACGAAGAAATGGAACTAACCGATTTTCAACAAGATAACGCATTTTGTCCTTACTGTGGCAAAGAAATGAAGAAGGCAGGAGAATACATGGAGTGAAACAAACACTATTCACGCTTTAAGCTCTCAGCAAATGACAAGTCCAACCTTGCCCGCTCAAGCTTTCTGAGCGCAGTTTTCCGAGCACGGTAAACATTTGGCGTTTCAATCTTTAACCTTTTGGCAATTTGATAATCGCTCAAGCCCTCAGCATGCAACCGTAGAATCCTCCGCTCACGCTCAGTCAACGCCAAACTTAATGATCTCCTGACATTTTTGCGCATTCAGTGCAGACAAACCTAACATGTGGAATCATCAACAGATACTCGGGTGAAATTTCTAGCCAGACCTCCCGCCCACAACAAGCGCAAGCAACCTTCTTTACAGGATAGCGTGGAGGACCAAACGGCCATTCAGACACCAAATGTAGAATAAAATCCGCCTGCTTCACTCTACCGCCTCCAACAAGCTATCATCTGTTTCTTTTTGAGGGAATAATTCAAGCAATAGCTGACCCTTCTTAGTCAGAATCCAAAACTTCTTGACTCCCGAATTCCTTGATGTATAGCCAGTGTACGCTAAAGTTATGAGCCCCAAATCCAGAAGCTTACTAACTTGCCTGTGAACGCTAGAGTAAGTGTGCCAAGAACCACACTGGAATATTTCAAAGGCTGAAGTAGGCTCTTGGAAGCACCGCAACAACTCAATATTAATCAGCAAAAACTTGCCATCATCAGTCTTTTTCATTTCCAAGCTTCCTCCTCGGTCCCTAAACCGTCACTATGACCATTATCGCTAAATTCAACGCCGCCGTCGCCATAGGCGTTTAACGCAAAACTTGTCAATGCCCAATGCCAACCGCGCTGCTCAGCAACCGCTTCATTCAACCTTTTCTGCAGACGTTGATTCATACGCCCTAACCTTCGACTAACATGATGCCTTGTAATTTTGAACCTCGTAAGCTTCATAGCGATATCTTTAGGCAACAAGCCCGGAGAACCAGCTTCAAAGAGCGCCTGCAGAATCTCCTTATCAACCTCGTCTTTGCAAGCTATCTCTTCGATGTCACCTTTTTTGTAGACAAGGCTGGGCTTTATGCCAAACTCGATGCGGTCAAGCTTGCGGTCAATAGAATCCAGCCGCTTCTCTATCCGGTTCAATCTCTGCAGCTCATACTTGTGTTTCCCAACTTTGTCAGCTTGACTGCGCTTATTTTTCATGGGCTTTTCGGCGTTTTGAACACTGCTATCACTATCTTCCATAACAAATTGCACACTCCATGTTTTCTGCTCCATCAACACATGGCAAAATTGACAATCGGTAATCAGGACCAACCCACCGCAGAAAAGCAACTTCTGAAAAGCATGGACTTTTCCCATACCCTTGGCATAGTGCTAAAAGTGCTTTTGAACAGATTTCCACATCCAAAAATGCGCAAAGAAGCCTATGAGACATAGCTGTTACCTCCATCTGCTGAAGCCTTAGCCACGCCTTGACTGCCTTCGGAATCTGCCAGCTTGCATAGGACCTCAGCAACCTTGGCTAAGTCATATCCCATCTTGTCTAGCTTGGTTAGGCTGCCTGAGATTTTCTCCAAATCGTATAGCACATTGCCCATTTGCCCCTCCAGTTTCTTGACTCGCTCCGGCATCATCAAATACTCAACGGCAGCATCACGGCCAAGATGGTCAAGCTCGCCCTCGTCTTCTCCCGGGCTGTCATCGATAACCCGCTTTGGCGTACTCACAGTGAAGTACCGGTTGAGCAAATTGGCGACTGGGTCGTCGATGCCTAACTCATGCCGCTTGTTAATCTGCCCTTCACCCAAGACACAGCCGTATTTACTGGATAAGCCCTTAGCCACACGATCGGCCATGTTCTTTGCCAGAGTCACAAGCTCTCCCGGGCTGCGACCATACAGCGTCTCAACATGCACAATCCAAGACGTCGTAGTGTGCCTAACCTTGACGCCTTGTTCCAAACCCAAAAGAGCCGTCCAATTCACCATTTCTATGCGCTTAAAATCACCCATTGGATAAACCCCCTCACGTAAAACTGGAAACTTGAAAAAACAGCGATGAAGCCGAAAGACACCGCTGCTGAAGAGGACGCCCTCACATGATATGAGAAAGTTTTGACCTTTCTCGGTTAACTCGTAATCTACAAAGTTACTGCGCTTAAGTCGGCGGATTAAACCTGCCTTTTCCATCTTCTTTACGTAGTAATCGACGTGTTGTTTGCTCCATCCACGGGCTCGTCCTATCTTGGCAGGGTACATTTTGACCTCTATACCTTTGAGGATGGGGATGACGCGACTGCGTACGGTAGAGAAGTCAAATTTTACTTTGGACTTTGAAACGCCAAAATTTTGACTTCTATCAGATTGCTCAGCCAA